CCACCCCAAGTAAGCCCCTTGAACATGACTGACTCGTTGCTCAAGTCCGTGTATTCCCGTTGGAGGGCAAAGGAGGATACTGTGTCGCCGTTTACGACTTGGGCAAACATAACGATGGTGAGGTCTACATCCGCCTCGTTTACCCCCTCCCCCGACCCCACGCCTTCAACGCGAAACGCCTGCCCCGAAAGGCTAAGAACCTTAAAGAACCCATTGTTGCTTGCATTAGCCGCACCTGAAATGTAGACCCATTGACCAACAACAGCGCTGTTGTCGAAGGAGTTGCCCAAGTCGCCAGCGTCATACCACCCATCGGACTGAATGTGAACACCGAATGTTCCGTCCGCTATCGTCGTCGGACTGCCGCCGCTCCACAATGCTGAACCAATCGCCTTTGGCACAAAGTTTTGATGCTCTCCGTGATAGCGGAAATCAGCGTTGATTGACCCCGATACGCCCTTGTCCGTCAAGTGTAAGCCTGGCACATCCCTAGATGAGCGCATGGTGTCCGATGAGGCAAGCGTTAAGTCGCTCTTAAGGCTCTCAGAGAGAATCCCTAGTTCGAACCAAGCCGTTGTCCCGCCGTCCCCAAGGACGGTCTCATAATTGACCGAGAAGCGTGTCTTGTTGGAGTCAGCCATGATTAAACATCATCAGAACGGGCGATTCGCATAGTGATGCCTTCATTAGCATCGTAAAGTGCTTGCCAAGAGATATCAGCGATAATGTCTTGGTTTCTGCCACCTGCCACTCGCTGGGCATCCGTGAACTTCACCATCGGGAAGTCAAAGATAAACGCATGGCCTTTGGTGCTTGTGCCATCTGAAATACAGATAGACAAGGAGGTTTCCGTCTGGTTCAGGAACTTATCGTAAGCCGTTGAATCCTCAAAGTAGGCTTGCATTGAGCCAGTTACCTCAAAATCACCTTCATTAAAATCAAGTGCGCCAAGAGTGCCTAGCGCATATTTCTTGCGTAGGTTGTTGCCGACTTGGAACTGAAAGGAGGTGCAAGCGTAATCAGCCGCATTCTCTCGCACCCAAACAACACCTTCCGATGTCGTCATTGTTGGGTAAGTGACGGGGTCAGCATCGGTGTCGATAGCGTCAAGGCTTGCATCCGTGAGGGTGCTTTCTGAAAGCCCTGTGATGTCGAGGTTGAACTTGACCGTATCCGTGCCGCTTGCATCAAGGGAGAAGCCGCTAATGGCTTGACCGAGAAACCGTGCGTTAGCGTCAGCAATATCCGTGTATTGGCGTTGGATAACACAACTGTTGAAACTCGTGCCATTGACCACTTGGGGAAGCATTTTGATGGTGAGGACGGCGGTTTCGGTTGCCCCGATCGCCTCCTCCACCTCAAGCCAGTCGCTCTCACTATCCACGGCGGCGACTTTATGGAAACCGTTGCTTGCGGCGTTAGCCGCACCTGTGATATAAATCCATTGACCGACAACAGGGTCGTTATCGAAGTCGTTGCCGCCATGAGAGTATCGCTTAGGATAGCCGCCAGGGGCTATCAAAGTGCTTTCACCAGTCTGCACCGTTACATCCGACCCACTATCGCTCCATGCGCTAGACATCATGCTCCACTTGAGTTGATCACGGGCAAAGGCTTCCCAACTCAATTCGCCGTTCAATGAGCCGCTTGTCCCCTTGTCCGTCAGGTTAAGTTCTGGAATGTCTCGGTAAGAGCGGATTTCGTCAGAGGTCGCAAGCGTCAGGTCGCTCTTGACGCTCTCGGATAGCAAACGGAGTTCGTAGTTCGTCCCCGTTGAACCGCCACCGAAACTGTCTTCGAGTGCCATTGAAAGTTTAGTTCTGTTGCTGTCAGCCATGATTAGGTCTTGTTATGCGTCTTCTGTGAGGTAGGGACAAGACACATTGACTTGCCACCAAATGCCATCCCTGCCAATCGTAAGCACAGATGGGGTGCGGAAAAGAACTCGCGTTCCCGCGTAAGTGTGAACCGTTGAAAAGAAACCGTCTTTGATTTCGTCCGCTAGTTCAAGTGCAATCTTATCTCCTCTGTCGATGGGGACAAACACAGTCGCCAAAGCAATGCCCGTAGCACGGATGTCTACGCTACCGAGACCGTTCTGCTCCGATCCGCCGTCTAGCACATGAAAGGATACCCAAGGCTCATCGTCGCCGACCTCCCTGTCCCTGAATCGGGCGTTATCCCAAGCCACCTGCTCAATGTCAATCAGGCTACTGGCATCAATTATCTCGCTGAACTTGTTGCGAATACAGTTGTGGACGCTACTAAAACTCATAGATTCGTCTCCAAGTCGTTCTTCGTGCGCTCAAGCATCTGGTAAGGGTTGCCCTGAAAAGTGCTAGTGCCGTTGTTCGCATGGGCTGCGTGCTTCGCTGAATTGCTGATATAGACAATCTCGCCTCTGGGGAAAGCCGCTTGTGTCGGCACTTTACCCGTAATCGTGGATAAAGGAACGGAAGCACCCTGCCACTCTGGATGTTGCCTCGTTTTGCTATAAACGCCGATTCTGCGCATTGCTGGTGCGCCAGCCGTAACAAGCCAGTTCTTGCGCAAATACCCAGTATCTACGGGGCTGTAGTTCACCAATTTATACAAAGCCTGAACAACCACCTTTCTAGGGACTTGCCCTGCGGCGGCATCTGCAACATTGGCCTGCGTCCACTTGTCTATCTGCGCTGTGAAGAAATTGAGATTATCCATTGCGTTGCTCCACCATTAAATCATAAGCCGCTATCTG